GATGACTTCCACTCTGGTCCTGGTGGTATCACAACAATGATGGGACCTGCTGGTGTATTTAGTTTAAACCCAAGAGACTCTGTGTTGGCAACAACCAATCCGATACCTGTTAATGATATGCATATATCACCAGCTGGTTCGAAGAACATGAATGCCAATGTAAATGTTGCAGTGGGTGGTAGAATAATTGGTAGGGATATAATATTCTTTCAACAACAAGGTGCTGAATTTGCTGGTGGTGCTAATGGTGAGGGTATGGCATAATGGCACTAGAAAATTTAAAATCAGCTTATAACGAATTAAGTGAAAATCAAGCTAAAAAAGATGAAAGAACATCGAGAGCAAATAATGCACAAACATCATATGGTAATATAAGTCAAAATCAGGCAGATAGAGCTAAAAGAAGGTTAGAGGGTAGACTTAATAGGGATCAAAAAGTAAAGGAGACGGAAGACTTATTACGAGGTCGCGAAGCCAATAAACCACTAAATCCATTTCAATTAAGTATAGGTGATATTGCTAATCCACTTTTGGGTGGGCTTGAATATTCAGACAGAGCTAAAATTGGAGCATCTTTTGAAAATCTTGGAGATAATCCAGTAAATATAATAGACAAAGCAGTTAATGAAGCACTTAATAAAATACCTGATATACCAAAACCAGATAATCCACTATTAGGTGCTGTCGTTGACGAAGCCAATAGAGCTATTGATACTGCAAAAGTAAGGGTGTTAAGAGAACTAGAAGAAGCATCTCAACTTCCTGTTATTGGAAGACCAACACCGTTTATGGATTTAGCAAAAGGTCCTGGTGAAACTAATTACATTGACCTTGTTTCATTACATCCTGTCACTAAAACACAAGTTGATGACCAAATAGCACCAGAAAAAAAAGGTGACTTTTATGTAAGAATAAAAGATTTAAGAGATAATAAGTTTATTTATTTTAGAGGTTATGTTACTGGTATAACAGAGAATGTAAGTCCGTCATTTACACCTACTAATTACATTGGTCGAAGTGAACCTGTTTATATGTATGAAAGAGCTGAGAGAGACATTAGTTTTAATTTAAAGGTATATCCAGCAAATTATACCGAACAAAAGGTAATGTATGAAAAAATGGAAAGGCTAACTTCATTAGCATATCCTCAATATTTACCAGAAAATGGTTCTCAGATGATAAGGATGAAACCACCATTTACAGAACTATATATGGCTCACATAGGAAAACGAGACAAAGGTCAGTTTGGCTTTATAAAATCAATATCTTATACGGTAAATGAACAAGGTGATTGGGATGCTCTAAGGTCTTTAGCAAGACATTTTGATATAGCAATATCATATCAAATACTAAATAAAAGACCACCACAATTAAATGATAGATTTTACGGAGCTTACTAATGAGTAGATACGACAATACAACAAAAATCCAAAACAAAAATTTCGTTTCAATTGGAACATCTTATCTTCCAAAATTTGAAGAGAGTAATTCAGACATACTTCTTATTGCGGCAGAAGGTGATAGGTGTGATTTAATATCACAAGAATATTATGGAACACCAGAACTTTGGTGGTATATAGCTTCAACAAATAATTTAAAATCAAATAACATTGAGGCTGGAACTCAGTTAAGGGTGCCTATTTCTACAGAACAAGCAAACCTAAAATAAAATGGATTTATCAAAAAAAGTTTTTGGTGCGAATGTTGACAAAAAAATTCGTGATTACTTCAAATTATTACAAGAAGGTAATTTTATTATAGAACCAGGACAATCAGTAGGTGCTAAACGAGAGGGACTTGGTAAAACATCTATGGGAGAAAGTTATCTTGGTGACAGAACTCCTTATGCTAGAATGTGGACTGCTGTAAATGTCAGAGAAGAACTAGAAAAATCATTTACAGGTCCTAGTCCTCAAGGTGGTGGTAAAAATTTTGGTAAAACTTTTGTATATTCAATCAATGAAAACAGAGAAGGTTCTTACAATCCAAATGAGTTAGATTCACTATCAACCCAAATGAGAAGTGCGTTTGAAGCAGGATTTGGCGTAAATTATAGACCACAACTTGATAATAATCCTTATCTAAAACCAACTGCCGGTATCACATCAATCAACTCAAAGTCAGAGGGTGCGGTTGGTGCTCTAAGAAGAACAACTGTAAATTTTATTGTTCATAATAAACAAGACTTTGACAATATATTTTTACCTTTTTTTCTAAAACCAGGTGCCACAGTATTCGTTGATTTTGGTTGGTCTGATAAAGCCTTGTCTTTGTACAATCCTGAATCATTAATTAGTGTTGACAACCCATCAATGAATAATTTTTACAAAAGAGTGTACGACACTACACTTGTTGAAAAAGATATTAAAAAAGGACTACAAACAACACTAAGTGGTCAAGTTACAAAATATGATGTTACTGTAGATGACAAAGGTTCTTTTTCCTGTACCTTAGAATTTGTATCTTCTAATTATGCTCTATTAGATAAAACTGTGAGTGATGATAACGATTTAAAATTTATTTTCAAAAACGCCATTGAAGAAATGTTAATGAATTATTATCTTAGATTTACTGGTATAAAAGTAGAAACAAATGAAAAAGAAGAGAGTGATTTTAATAAAGTTCCTGTAAGTGAGAGAAAAAAATTAGCTAATGACTTTTTTGATTCCGATACATCAGTAAGAATTACAGGTAAGATAAACAGATTAGCTGTGGAGTCTGGTGTGTTTTATCAAGACTTATCTGGTGTAAAAGACAACGAAGATAAATTAGATAAAAAAGAATCACTTTACATATCATATGGTTTACTTGAGGATTTGTTTTTAAACAATTTCATATCGTTTTGGGAGTTTACAGATGATTCTGGTAAAACAACCGAAACAGTAAAAAGTAAAGAACCCTTTTCTAATTCGTTTAGTAGTGAAAACTCTTATGTTAGATATGATGCTGATTTATTTTCTTTGATGAGTAAAAAATTAAGAAGTAGTGATGAACTTACTTGTTTTTTATATCCTTCGAATTGGGATAAAACTTATAATAAAACCAAACCAGTAGGTAACCTAGGCACTAGTAATGATAAACAAAAAAGAAGGATACCACTTAGAGATTTATTCATATCTGTGCCAATAATATCTGAAGCATTTGAAAGGTCTACTAATGTCAATGACGCACTAGAGTTTATTTTTGATAAGATATATGAAGATTCTGCTAATATACTCAATATAAAAATGATTGCTAATAATGATGCTCAAACATCAATTACATTTCAAGATGTTAATGTTGAAGCAGATAAGTTTGGAGCTGATAATGAAGACATATTAACTTTTGATTTGACAAGTGGTAACTCTGTTGTGTTGAACTCTGATTTAAAATTTGAAACTCCAAAAGCTGGATTGTCAAGTATGATAGCTATTGGTAATATTGATAATTTGACAGTATTTGATGAACTTGAGTTAATAAAATTTAATTTTTTAAATTCAATATCTACTGAAGACAGGAAGTTTAAAGTTCAACATTTACCTATATTCGGAAACCCACCATCAAAGATAAAAGCTTTAGATATTAAAATGGATAATTTTTTAGAAAACATAGAAGTGGGTGTAGCAGATGTTCGTGATTACAAATACATAGAGGAAGGTGATTTTATTATACGAGAAGATCAGAAAAAATATAACACATACATAGATGATAGAAAAAAGGCTATAGAAAAGGCAAAAGAAAAGTCAAAAAACGTAACATCAGGAAATGCTAACACCACAAATGAAGTAAAGGCACCAGACTTACTAACAGAAACTAGTGATGGTAGGCAAATATTTTATGCTAAATCTGAGAGAGATGAAAAACTTTTAGAAGCAAAAATGAACAACTTTGTGAATACTAATGAAAACAGTATATCACCGGTTATGCCTATAACATTATCTCTTAAGATTTATGGAAACAATTTTTTGGGTATCGGTGATTTTTTTACGGTTAATTTTCTACCAAAACATTATCAAGACAGAGTTTACTTTCAAATCGTAGGAGTTGACCATAGTATTGGAACTTCAATGTGGGATACCACATACACTACTGTTATGAGACTAAAATCTACTAAAAAATATAAAACTAAAGTAAATACAAAATCTGGAGAAAAAAGACCTATCATACAGAAAGATCCAGAATTAGTTAGAAAAAAGGCGTTAGAATCAGACAAACCTAAATCGGATGGAATTAGAAATGATGGATTGCCTTTATTTACAAAAAATATATTTAATGAAAGAGATGCTCGAACAACGGAAATAGTTAATCGTCAGATTGGACAAGTCGGATATACCGAAGAACAAATACCAGAATTACAAGTAACTTTTGAGACTCATGTGATAAATGTAGAACATAATAAAGAAGAATTTAATAAATTATTAGAAGAAAGAGATAATAAAATACAAAATTTTCTTTCTAAAAAAAGATTTGCGACATCTATTTCAAGACCTGAGATATATAATGAATCTCTTTTAGCTTATCACATAGCAATATCAAATTTGATGTTAGGTGATGAATTAATTGATTGGAAAAAAGTAAAAAATGATTATAGCAGTGTTTCAGGACCAGCTCTGCGAGGAAAATCAATAACTAACCCACCCAAATTTGGTGGTCAACCAAGTGGTGCTGCTAACGTAGATAGAGATCTTGAAACGAATAGAGTTAGTGTTATTCCAAGAAATATAGATGGTGAATTAAATATTGCAGGATATAAAACAATATTAAAATATTTAGATGATATGGAAGTATTTGTTTACAGCCCTTTTAATAAAGAATATGGTGAGTTATCTGGACTTGATGAAAACGAAAAACCAGTTGACGATATGATTAAAAACATCAAACAAAATTTGTCTACTCATATAGAACCTGATTCAAGATTTTCAAGTTTTTTCTTTTTTCACAGTATTATTTGGGAAATACAACCTGGAGATAATAATTTTGTAAATATTATAATAGAAGGACCTAAAGAATTTGATTTATATAATAATATAGTCATACCAGAAAAATATTTAAAAATGAATAACCCTCAAATGTTTATTGATAGAATAAGAAAAGACTATGTGACTAGAAGGTTAATTAATGTTGATGTAGATCAGTTTTTTGCAAGAGTTCAAAAAGACAATCCTGGTTTTCCATTTACTGGACCAAATGATCCTAATAAAATTATACCTGAAGGAAATTACTATGTTACTACTCAGTTCGGTTCACATAGTAGTGCTGCAGCTGCCAGAGAAGCACTAGCAACAGCATACACAGACAATGAAGGAAATCCATTTAATAGTTATAACGAATATAAGGCAGCTCGTGATGCTGAAGGAGAATCACTTTCAAAGAGAAAACAAGATTGGTTAAATAGACCTGATATTTGGTAATAAACCACTTGACATTTCATTTAATTATATGTAACTTAACATATGATTAAATTGGTTATCTCTAAACCTAACTGGTCCAAATCTCACCCGTTAAATGACTTAGTTTTAGCTTACGATGCTATAGAACATAAGTTAGTTTATGCTAATCACTATGAGAAGATGACTGTTGATATAGATTATCCAGCAGACGAAGGAATGTTGATTGATGATTGGAAAGCTGGATATTCTTATGATTTTGCTGGTCGCCCTAATTATTGTGCTGATATCTTAAACTATTGGATGACCAACAAACCACTCAACCATATACAATGGGATAGTTTTTACGACCAAGATGATTTTACATATTATTATCCGTTAGACAAAATGATAGAACAACTATGTGAAGATGTTCCACACTATAAGGATATGGCAGATTTTAATAAGTTAGATAAATTTCATAATGACTTTATAAATGCTTTTGGTGAGTTAGAATCAAATGGTATCGGAGTGAATACAGACTTTACAAAGATATTCGGTGACCATATGTTAAAGTATATTCATAAAAAGAAGATATATCAGAACTATAACTTCTTTACAACTACATCAAGACCATCTAACTCTATTCACAATCTTAACTTTGCTGCTCTTACACCTGATATGAGAAAAGCATTCTCGCCACTTAACGATATCTTCGTAGAGTTTGATTTTGAATCTTATCACCCAAGGTTAATTGCTAAACTAACTGGTTATGACTTTGGTGATAAGTCGGTCTATGGTAAGTTAGCAGAAGACTTAGGTGTGACAGAAGGAGAAGCAAAAACACTAACATTTCAAAACTTATATGGTGGTGTCAGAAAAAACATTGCTAAGATGAGTGAGTTTTTCAGAGGTGTAGAAGACTTGGTTAAAGTATTTTATGACGAATATATGACTCGTAATGGAATCTTAACACATATTTATAAACGACCAATGAAAAGAGCTAATTTAGGTGACCTAAATGCTCAAAAGTTATTTAATTATTACATACAGGCGTATGAAACTGAACGGAATGTTACTATCTTAAACAAACTACACACATATTTATTAGAGAGAAAGACTAACATAGTTCATTACAACTATGATAGTTTTTTATTTGATTATGCTAAAGAAGATGGAAAGGAAACAATACATGATATCCAAAAAATCTTACGAAAAGATGATTTTATTATACACAGTAAAGTCGGTAACACTTATGGGACATTAAAAGATTATGAGTTTTGATTTAGGAAAACTTTTTATAGATTGGAGACGAATTGTTCCAAATGGTGTGCCGAATCCTAATAATGATTATCATTTAGTTCTACTAAAAGAAATTTGTTTAGCAAGAGGTATTGATAGAGATGTAGTTGATAATGTTATTTTGACATTAGAGAAAGTAAAGGATGATACCGTAATAAAGTATAAGTTAGGTGATAAGGACATGGAGACTACTTACAAGAGTGCCATGAACAGAGAAAAAGACCATCCAGCTCGTATTGAAGCTGAAAAATTAAAAGATAAAGAAGGTGGTAAGAAAGAAGAACCAACCGATGATTCAGTAGCTGGTGATAATGTGTCTACCGATACATATGCTAAAAAAGGTCTTACAAGCCAAAACGATGACGACATTGATGATAGTGATACTGATACTCAATCTCAAGAAAAAGTAGAATCTGTTACAAGAGAACTATATGGTGAGGATGGGGATGGACGTTTATTACAAAATTCCGAAACTTCACAACAAGCATTAGACAATGGATATATTAAAAAGAAACCGTGGGTTGCACCAGGAAATGCGGGTTCTAACTATAATGAAAATATGTCAAATGAAGGTGCTCTAATACTTGAAAAATATTCTGATTTGTCAGTAGATGAATTAGCACAAATATTACATAATAGAACAAAAAACACTAAATTGGGAAAACAGCAAAAAGATAGTGCGATTAAAAGTGAAGATAGATTAAAAGTACCAAAAGAAATAAAAAATAAATTTAATTATAAAGCAGCGGTTATAGCAGCTAGAAGTGCTAAAAGTAAACATGGTAGAGCAAAAGAAGGACAAGAAAAAGCAGGCTTAAAAAATGCTGAAATGAAATCTTTTGGTGGAACTACTGGTGATTTAGATAATTTAAAGGAAGAAATAAATAAAGGTAAAGATCCTGTTTTACTTTATGATGATGGTAGAGTGTTTAAAATACCAAAAGAAAATATATTAAAATGGGTAGATGCTAGTGGTGGTGGAGAAAATGCTGCTGATACCGTTGTTCTATCAGTTGGAGATGATGGTACTATTTTGTTCGATGGTTGGTCTGATAAAAAATCTTTAGCTGATATACAAGGTAATTCTACTTTAAATGATGATTTTAAAAAATCAGTTTCAAATGTAAAAAAATTACTAGAAAAAGGTAAGATAGACAAAGAAACTGCAGACCAAGCTCTTTCTATATTAACTACTAGTCAAAAAGAAGTTGCTGATATTGAGAAAGGATATTCAAATGTTGTTGAATCTGAGGCACAATGGATGAATTCAATTAGTGGTGAAGAAGAACAAGAATTATTAGATGCGGTAATAGAACAAGGTAAAGATTATGAAGAAGCTGGTACTAAAAATCATTGGGAAAATTTTAAAAATAAAATAGGTGTTGAAAATAATAAAGAAGCATTAGAAGAATTAGTTTCAAGGGGAGCAACAGGTCAACCTAAAAAACTAACCAATGATGAAAAGAAAATTGTTCAAAGATTAGCTAAAAAGTTTAGAGATAAATATAATGAAAGGGGAGATGAAATTCCACAATTGTTAGACACGGATAAGTTATTAAGTGAAACAAGAGAAAAGGCATTAAACGCTCAAAGACAAGTAATAGAAGATTTGAACAAATTTAATGTTAAAACTGAAAGTG